ACAAAATCAGCCAAGAACAATTAGAGGAACTACAAGGATTTGTAGGAAAGCTTAATCAAGCAGCTTCTCAAATTGGAAACCTAGAATTACAAAAACACCAGCTTAACCACGCTGCAGCAGAAGTTCAACAAGATTTGAACAAGCTACAAGCTAGGCTAGAAGAAAAGTACGGTAAAATTAAAATTGATATTCAAACAGGAAACTACGAGCCTATCGAAGAAGAAGATAAGGAAGAAATAGTAGGCCCAGAAGTATTAAAGAAAGCGTAGTGAACTTAGTTCGTAAAATAAGCATCGGTAGAGATTACAAAAACGATGCAATGCATTACTCTGTTGGACAAGAGGTATACGGTGGACATATCATTTGTGATATAATAGAAGAAGACCATAAGTTTTCTGTTTATATAAAAAAGAAAGATGAAGTCCTACCGTGGAAAGATTTCAATAAAAATATGGCCATAGCTGTTGAATATAACCTAGAGTACTAATGCAGAGTATATTTAACTTCATTGTCAAGCCTATAGCAGGTCGGTATGATAACAAGAAGAAAATAGATGATAAGGAGCTCATTTTAAACACTGAGCTCCAAAATCATCAATATGTCAGTAGGAACGCAATAGTTATACAAACACCTAAATCTTTAAAAACAGATATAAAAAAAGGTGATGAAGTTATAATTCATCATAATATTTTTAGAAGGTTTCATGATATAAAAGGTGAAGAAAAAAATTCTAAAAGTTATTATAAAGAAGATATGTATTTTGCTTGGCCTGATCAAGTATATATGTATAAACAAAATAACAAATGGATAGCTAATGACGGTTATTGTTTTGTTAAACCTATATGTTCTAAAAATAAATTAAGCTTAGATAAAGAGCAACCTTTAATGGGTGTTGTTAAATTTTTAGATAATAAAACAAATTATATAAAAGAAAATGATCTAATTGGTTTTGTTCCAACTAGTGAATTTGAATTTATTATTGACAATCAAAGAATGTATAGGGTAAGAATTCAATCAATTACAATTAAATATGAACGTCAAGGAAACGAAAAAGAATATAATCCAAGCTGGACATGAAGCAGTTAAAGAACTTATTAAAGTCGCTAAAGAACCTATTGTTGAAACTGATGATGACATTTCAGCCGATAGACTCAAGAACGCTGCAGCCACTAAAAAGCTCGCAATATTCGATGCATTTGAGATTTTAACTAGAATACAAGAAGAAGATGATATTCTTAATAATAAGCCAAAAGAAGAAATAGAGTCTGAAGTATTTAGTGGTTTTGCAGAACGAAGATCTAAATAATGTACGAACAAAGTTTATATAAGGTTATAAAACCTATTAAAATAAACACTATAAAAAGACTAAACAAGTCTAAAAAGTGGGAGTATGGATATAATAAAGAACATGATGTTGTTGTCATATCTAAGACTGGCGAGATTGGAGATGTGTATAGCATACAGAATTTGAAAATAGCATTGCCAAAAGCTAGAGAGGTAAACACTGAGTTTGATAAATGGACGCCTCAGGAGTATCCTAAGGAGCTTAAATCAGTTAAGAGTATATTTGACTGGAAAGATTATCCAAATGAATTTAAACAAAAATGGCATGCGTATATTGATAAAGAATTTACTAAACGAGAAGAAGGTTATTGGTTCAATAACAAAGGGATCGCTACTTATATTACTGGCACTCACTATATGTACTTGCAGTGGACCAAGATTGATGTTGGGAGACCAGATTTTAGAGAAGCAAACAGACTATTCTTTATTTTTTGGGAAGCGTGTAAAGCAGATAGAAGGTGTTATGGAATGTGCTATCTCAAGAATAGACGTTCAGGTTTTTCGTTTATGGCATCCGGAGAGACCGTTAACTTGGCTACCGTATCTTCAGATGCACGGTACGGAATACTGTCCAAATCTGGCGCCGATGCAAAGAAAATGTTCACTGATAAAGTGGTACCAATATCGATCAATTATCCATTCTTTTTCAGACCCATCCAGGACGGTATGGATCGCCCCAAGACAGAACTTGCGTACAGAGTACCTGCTTCGAAATTTACACGTAAAAGATTCGAGTCTAAGAACAAACCACAAGAAATGGAAGGACTTGACACTACGATCGATTGGAAAAATACCGGGGACAATTCATATGATGGAGAGAAACTTTCACTCCTCGTCCATGATGAAGCCGGTAAATGGGAAAGGCCAGAAAATATTCTCAACAACTGGAGAGTTACAAAAACCACGCTTAGGCTTGGTTCGAGAATAATAGGTAAATGCATGATGGGATCAACGAGCAATGCTCTTGACAAAGGTGGTGAAAATTTTAAAAAACTATATACTAATTCTGATGTTACAAAAAGAAACGCCAATGGACAGACTCGCTCAGGATTATATTCTTTGTTTATACCTATGGAATGGAACTACGAGGGATTCATTGATATGTATGGAATACCTACGTTCAACACTCCTACAGAGGAAACTTTTGGGCCACAAGGCGATCCAATAGAAATAGGTGTAATAGAACATTGGCAAAATGAAGCTGATGGTTTAAGAAATGACCAAGATGCTTTAAATGAATTTTATAGACAGTTTCCAAGAACAGAAGAGCATGCTTTTAGAGACGAAACTAAAAATAGTATATTTAACTTAGTTAAAATATATGAACAAATAGATTATAATGAAGATTTAAAAAGCTCTGCTGGCATTACACAAGGTAATTTTCAGTGGTCTATGGGTAATAAAGATTCTAAAGTAATATTTTATCCAGACATAAACGGTAGATTTAAAGTTAGCTGGGTTCCACCAGTTCACTTACAAAATAACATTATAATTAAAAATGGAAGAAAAAAACCTGGTAACGAACACATGGGTGCATTTGGTTGTGACTCATATGACATATCAGGAACTGTAGACGGAACAGGATCTAAAGGTGCGTTGCACGGGTTAACAAAGTTTTCTATGGAAAATTGTCCACCTAATCAATTCTTTTTAGAGTATATAGCAAGACCTCAGACCGCTGAGATCTTCTTTGAAGACGTTCTAATGGCACTTGTATTTTACGGGATGCCTATACTTGCAGAAAATAATAAACCTCGTCTATTGTACTATTTAAAAAGGCGAGGTTATAGAGGTTATTCAATGAATAGACCAGATAAAGTTTGGAATAAACTATCTGTAGCAGAAAAAGAAATAGGTGGAATACCTAACTCAAGTGAAGATATTAAACAAGCTCACGCAGCTGCTATAGAAATGTATATACAGGATCATGTAGGTTTAAAACAAGATGGTACATATGGTACTATGTATTTTAATTCTACATTAAACGATTGGGCTGGATTTGATATAAATAAAAGAACAAAATACGATGCTGCAATAAGCTCTGGTTTAGCGGTCATGGCTTGTAACAGACATTTATATACTCCACATGCATCAATGGAAAAACAAAAATTAAACATAAGTTTTGCTAGGTACAAACAATCTGGCATGCGATCTAAAATAATAGAATAATATGGCTGAATCAGTTGTAAAAGGTTACTTTCCAAGTCAAATCGCTAGCGATTTAGAAAAGATTAGCCAAGAGTACGGACTAAAGGTTGCTAAAGCTATAGAGTCTGAATGGTTTAAAAGAGACTCAGGTACTAATAGATTTTATAGTAATTCTAATGAGTTTCATAGGTTAAGATTATATGCTAGAGGTGAGCAGTCGATTCAAAAATATAAAGATGAACTATCTATTAATGGTGATTTATCTTATTTAAACTTAGACTGGAAACCTGTTCCTATTATACCTAAATTTGTAGATATAGTTGTTAACGGAATATCAGAAAGAACATATGATATAAAAGCATACTCTCAAGATCCATATGGTGTTAGTAAAAGAACTAAATATATGGAATCTGTATTAAGAGATATGCAAACTAAAGAGCTTATACAGTTTGCAAAAGAGAATTTTAATGTAGATATGCAGGAAAATCCAAGTGAAGAACTTCCTGATTCAAAAGAAGAGCTTGATTTACACATGCAATTAAACTATAAGCAAGCTGTAGAGATAGCAGAAGAGCAAGCTATTAACACTTTGTTAGAAGGTAATAGATATGAGCAAACAAGAAAAAGATTAAATTATGATTTAACAACTATAGGTATAGCAGCTGTTAAAAATTCATATAACAAATCTGAAGGGGTTACCGTAGAGTATTGTGATCCAGCTAATATGATATGGTCATATACTGAGTCACCTTATTTTGACGATATATATTATGTAGGTGAAATAAAAGCAATACATATAAACGAACTTAAAAAACAGTTTCCTAATTTATCTAATGAAGATTTAGAAAATATAACTAAACAAGGAGTACAAAAAACTGGTTTGTTTAATAGAACTGTATCTGAAACAGATAACTTAGATCAAAATACTATTCAAGTTTTATATTTTAATTATAAAACTTACGCTAATGAAGTTTATAAAGTAAAAGAAACAGCTACTGGTGCTACTAAAATTATAGTAAAAGATGATAGTTTTAACCCACCAGGTTTAGATGAGCAACTAGAAGCTAGATATGGTAAATTATCTAGATCTGTAGAGGTTTTATACGAAGGAGCATTAGTGTTAGGTACTAAAAAGTTATTAAAATGGCAACTAGCTAAAAATATGATGAGACCTAAAAGTGATTACACTAAGGTCAAAATGAATTATAATATTGTTGCTCCAAGAATGTACAAAGGAAGAATAGAGTCTTTAGTTAGTAGAATAACTGGTTTTGCAGATATGATACAGCTTACACATTTAAAGTTACAACAAGTAATGTCTAGAATAGTACCAGATGGTATATATTTAGATGCAGATGGTTTAGCTGAAATTGATTTAGGTAACGGAACTAATTATAATCCACAGGAAGCATTAAATATGTTTTTCCAAACTGGTTCTATACTGGGCAGATCATTTACATCGGAAGGTGATATGAACCCGGGTAAAATACCTATTCAAGAAATAAATAGTAGTTCTGGTGGTCAAAAAATGCAAACATTAATACAGACGTATAACTATTATTTACAAATGATACGTGATGCTACTGGATTAAATGAAGCAAGAGATGGTAGTATGCCTGATAAAAATGCTTTAGTTGGTGTTCAAAAGTTAGCCGCTGCTAATAGCAACACAGCTACAAGACATATATTACAGGCTGGTTTATTTTTAACAGCTGAAACAGCTGAGGCATTATCATTAAGAATATCTGATATACTTGAGTTTTCGCCAACAAGAGACGCTTTTATACAAGCTATAGGTGCTCATAACGTTGCTGTTTTAAGTGAAATGCAAGAATTACATTTGTATGACTTTGGTATATTTATAGAATTAGCACCTGATGAAGAAGAAAAACAGTTGTTAGAAAATAATATACAGGTTGCTATAGCTCAAAAACTTATAGATTTAGAAGATGCTATTGATCTTAGAAATATCAAAAATATAAAACTTGCAAATCAACTACTCAAGATTAGAAGAAAAAAGAAACAAGAAAGAGATCAATTATTACAAGAAAGAAATATACAAGCACAAGCAAAGGCTAATGCTGAAGCTCAGCAAGCTGCATCTCAAGCTGAGGTTCAAAAGCAACAAGCTCTTATACAGATACAAACGGCATTAGAACAAACAAAAGCTCAACTTGAGTTGCAAAAACTACAACAAGAGGTTAGTAGTAAAAAAGAGTTAATGCAGTTAGAATTCCAGTTAAATATGCAATTAAAACAACTAGAGAATAAAACTGTTAACGACAAAGAAAGATACAAAGAAGACAGAAAAGATGAAAGAACTAAAATTCAAGCATCTCAACAGTCTGAACTAATAGATCAAAGAAATAACGCTAAGCCACCTAAAAACTTTGAATCTACAGCAAATGATACTATGGGTGGTATAGATTTAGGCTTATTTAAAGCTTAAACAATTGTTTAATTTTATAATATTATATTATGTCAGAAGAATTAGAAGAAATTGTAGAGGAATCTACAGTTGATCAACCAACTGAAGAAGTGGTTGAGCAAGAAAAACCGGCTGATGATAAACCTAAAAATGAGGTTGCAGAAGACGGAACAATTAAATTGGATTTAAGTAATTTAAATAAAATACCAAATCCAGTTGAAACTATTGAAGAAGTAGTAGAACCTGTTGAAGAAATAAAACAGGAAAAAGAAGAAGAAAAAGAAGCTGTTGAAGAAGTTGTTGAAGAGCAACAAGAAGAACAACCAGTATTAGAAGAAATAACAGAAGAAGAAGTTCAAGAACAAACAGAACAATTAACAGAAGAAGTAGAAGAAGCGGTTGCAGAAGCTAAACAAACTGGAATTGAATTACCTGAAAATATACAGAAAGCTGTAGATTTTATGAACGATACAGGTGGAAGTTTAGAAGACTATGTAAGACTTAATCAAGATTTTAGTAGTTTTAACGACAATCAGCTTTTAAGAGAATACTACAGTCAAACAAAACCTCATTTATCAAACGATGAAATTGATTTTTTAATAGAAGATAGTTTTAGTTATGATGAAGAGGAAGATACTGAAAGAGAAATAAAAAGAAAAAAATTAGCGCTTAAAGAGCAAGTTGCCAGTGCTAAAAGCCACTTAGACGGGCAAAAGTCTAAATATTACGAAGAAATCAAAGCTGGAAGCAGGTTAGCACCTGAACAACAGAAAGCCATTGATTTTTTCAACAGATACAACAAGGAGTCTGAGCAAAATAACAAGGTATTACAAACTCAGAAGTCTATATTTAATAAAAAGACTGAACAAGTTTTCTCTAATGAATTCAAAGGTTTTGAATACAAGGTTGGAGATAAAAAATATAGATTTAACGTTAAGGATGTAGATAGTGTGAAAAACTCTCAAAGCGACATTAATAATTTTGTTAAGAAGTTTCTTAACGACAAAAATGAAATGAATGACGCAAAGGGATACCATAAATCATTATTCACAGCCATGAATCCAGATATTGTAGCAAACCATTTTTATGAACAAGGTAAAGCAGATGCTATTAAAAACAGTATGGCAAGATCTAAAAACATAGACATGGAGCCTAGAAAAGGGCATGAAAATGTTATAAAAACAGGATTTAGTGTTAGAGCAATACCAGGTGAAAGTGCATCTGATTTCAAAATTAAACTAAGAAAATAACACTTAAAAATTTAAAAAATGGCAATAGCAAGTTCTGGTGCTGCTTTACAGCACCTAACTCCAAGACCCGTAAAAGATTTATTTGGAGACAATTATTTAAGCATTACCGGGAATGACTTTAACTTTACAAAACAATTCTTACCAGAAGTATACGAAAAAGAGGTAGAAAGATACGGAAACCGTACTATCTCTGGTTTCTTGAAAATGGTAGGAGCTGAAATGCCTATGGCTTCTGACGAAGTTGTATGGTCTGAACAAGGTAGAATCCACGTTGCTTACGACGATGTTGTAGGTACTGATGTTTCTGCTAACTTACTAACTTTTTCTGCTGCTCACTTAATTAACATTGGTGATACTATCATTGTTAGTAAAGGTGGTGTAACATTAAAATGTTATGTATCTGCTGTTCCTTCTGCAACTACAATTACTGCACAACCTTACACGGCTGCTGATATTTCAAGTATTGGTGCTGACGCTGTTACAGGTGTAAAAGTATTTGTATATGGTTCAGAGTACAAAAAAGGATCGGCTAACGCTGGTAACACAAAGGATGCTAACTTCACATCTTTTAGTAATAAGCCAATTATTCTAAGAGACAAGTACAGTGTAAATGGTTCTGATACTGCTCAAATTGGGTGGGTTGAAGTAACTACTGAATCTGGAACTGGAGGTTACCTTTGGTATTTAAAATCTGAGCACGAAGCAAGATTAAGATTTGAAGATCAATTAGAAATGACTATGATTGAAGCTGAAAAGAAAGGTGGTTCTTCCGCTATTTCTGCTGCAGGCATTTCTGGATCTGAAGGTTTATTCGCTGCTATCAACTCTAGAGGTTTAGTATTTAACAATGCTGACTTTGGAGGTTCAGAAGCTACTGACGGTCTAGCTGACTTTGATTTAATTCTACAAGAATTAGACAAACAAGGATCAATTGAGGAAAACATGTTATTTTTAGATAGAGGAACTTCTCTAGCTATCGACAATATGTTAGCCGCTCAAAACTCTTACGGTACAGGTGGTACATCTTACGGTGTTTTTAGTAACAGCGAAGATATGGCATTAAATTTAGGTTTCTCTGGTTTCAGAAGAGGTTCTTATGACTTCTACAAAACAGACTGGAAATACTTAAATGACTCTACTACAAGAGGTCTAGTTGGTGATATTGAAGGTGTATTTGTTCCTGCTGGAACTTCTACAGTTTACGATCAGCAATTAGGTAAAAACATTTCAAGACCATTCTTACACGTTAGATACAGAGCTTCTGAAGCTGACGATAGAAGAATGAAATCTTGGATCACTGGTTCTGTTGGTGGAAACTACACAAGCGACGAGGATGCGATGAACGTACATTTCTTATCTGAGAGATGTTTATGTGTTCAAGCTGCAAACAACTTTGTCTTGTTAAAATCTTCTGATGGAGTTATCGGTGACTAATAATTACCAATAGTAATTTTTACCCTCGTTGTATTGACGGGGGTAATTATTACCTTTATTAACATTTATATTATATTATATCATGAAAAAAGAAAAAACAGCATCAAGCTGGGAAATAAAAGATAGACTTTACATATTAAAGTCTGGCGTTCAACCACTGGTTTTTGTATTACCTTCAAAACACACTAGAAGAAAATCATTATTATGGTTTGATGAAAAAAACGGTGAGCAAAAAGAAATTAGATACGCCACAAATCAAGCTTCACCTTTAGTTGAAGAACAAAAAGGATCAGTAACTTTAGGTCATATTGTTTTTAGAGACGGAACTTTAAACGTACCAAAACAAAAACAAAATTTACAAAAATTACTTTCTTTATATCACCCTGCAAAGGACATTATATATAAAGAACACGATTCAGTAGAGGAAGCTAAAGATGATTTAGAGTATATGAATTTAGAAATTGATGCACTAGTTGCAGCAAAAAACATAGAAATAGATCAGGCTGAAGCAATATTAAGAGTAGAGGTTGGTTCTAAAGTTAATGACATGACTTCTAAGGAGATTAAAAGAGATTTACTAGTGTTTGCTAAAAGAAATCCTGCTTTATTCTTAGATTTAATACAAGATGACAACATAGAATTAAGAAACTTTGGCATAAAAGCTGTTGAAGCTGGGGTATTAAAATTATCTCCAGACCAAAGAAACTTTACTTGGGCTAGTAACGGAAGAAAAGTATTAACAGTTCCATTTGATGAACACCCATATTCTGCGTTAGCATCATTTTTCAAAACTGATGAAGGTATAGAGATATATAAAAACATCGAAAAGAGATAATAACAATTGTAGGTAAGGCCTACTTTTGTGGGCCTTTTCCTATAATAAAAAAATAACATGAGTGTAAATATAGATACAGTTTATCAAAGAGTATTAAACATTGCTAATAAAGAGCAAAGAGGTTATATAACACCGCAAGAATTTAATCTATTTGCAAATCAAGCACAAATGGATATATTTGAGCAGTATTTTTATGATTTGAATCAATTTAGTAGAATACAAGGCAACGATTCCACATATTCAGATATGGTTAGTATCTTGCAAGAAAAAATAGATGTTTTTGAAAAATTTAGACAAAATGTTACTATGTCTTCTGGAGGAGTTGGTACTTTACCTAGTCACTATAGAATGGGTGAATTATACTACAACAACTCAGGAAGCTATGTTGAGGTTGAAAAACTACAACAAAACGAACTACACCATTATATCAACTCCCCTTTAACAACACCATCCGTTTCACTTCCTATATACGTTAACACATCAGCTAGTGCTATACAAGTTTATCCAGTCACTATAACTTCTGGAGTAACGTGTAACTATATAGCTAGACCCGCTACTGTAAAATGGGCTTATACTGTAGTTTTTGAACAAGCTATGTATAATTCAAACAATAGTGTAAACTTTGAACTACATGAATCAGAGGAAACAGAATTAGTTATAAAAATACTTTCTTTAGCTGGAGTAATGCTTAAAGATCCTAACATGTATCAAATAGCTAGCGCAGAAGACCAGAAATCAATACAACAAGAAAAACAATAATAAATGGGATTATTTCAAGGAACACAACAAAACTACTACACTACTGCTTCTAGTTTCGGAAATTATCAAACTATAAGTCTTCAAGATATAATTAACAACTTTGAAATAGCTTATGTTGGTGAGGGTAAAATAATACCAAAACAAAAAAGAAGCAATATAGTATTTTTTGCTAAAAGAGCTTTACAAGAGTTAAGTTATGATACTTTAAAATCAGAAAAATCACAGGAGATAGAAATATCTCCAAATCTAGTTATGACACTGCCTCATGATTATGTTAACTATGTTAAATTATCATGGAAAGATACATCTGGTGTAGAAAGAATAATATACCCTACTGATAAAACAAGTAACCCTTTGTCTATTCTTCAAGATGGAGATTATAATTATTTATTTGATAGTAGTAGCAACTTATCAGCATCTACTGATGCAGACACTTGGGCATCGTTTAAAGCATCTTCAAACTCAACTTCAGATACAACTGTTAATGATGATGGTTTTGATACATCTACGTCTAACGGTGGTAGGTTTGGTATTGAGCCGTCAAAAGCTCAATCAAATGGAGTTTTTTATATAGATCCATTAAAAAATAGAATACATTTTAGTGCTGATATAAATGGTAAAACGGTTACTTTAAAATACATATCTGATAGTTTAGCTACAGATGATGAAATGAAAGTACATAAATTTGTTGAAGAAGCTATATATAAATATATTGCTCACGCAATTTTAGCTTCATCTTCAAATGTACAAGAATATATAGTTGCTAGATTTAAGAAAGAAAAGTTTGCAGCTATAAGAAACGCAAAATTAAGATTATCTAATTTAAAAATAGAAGAGTTAACTCAAGTAATGCGAGGTAAGTCTAAACAAATAAAACACTAGCACATGCCAGAATTAAAACACCATTTTCGTCTAGGTAAAATGAATAAAGACCTTGACGAAAGATTAGTTAACAATGGCGAATACAGAGATGCATTAAATATAGAAATTGCCAGCTCTGAAGGTTCAGATGTAGGTTCAGTACAAAACATACTAGGTAACAAGATTGAAAATGTAAACACATATAATTCTGATACAAAGGTATATACTTACTGGGCTAATTCATTTGGTTTGTCAAATGCAAAATGTGTTGGTTCTATTAGAGATACTGAAAACGAAAAAATATACTGGTTTTTAACATCTGACTCAGCTGATTGTATTATAGAATTTAACCAAACAGATAAAGAAATATCACCAGTACTTGTTGATACACAAAATATATTAAACTTTTCTAGCGATAATTTTATAACAGGTGTAAACATATTAGAAGGCTTGTTGTTTTGGACAGATAATGTTCATGAACCTAAAAAAATAAACATATCTAAGTTTAAAAAAGCAACAAATAACACGTTTGCTCATACGCAAATAAATGGTGGTAATTTTATAGAAGATCATATTACTGTTATAAAAAAAGCACCCATTAACGCTCCGATGTTAACAATGTCTTCTTCTAAAAGATCAGGAATTATAGAATCATCTACAAGTTATAACTTTACTAGTGGTGGCGATCCTTTGCCTACAACCACACCTGCTTTTACATTAACATTTAATCCAGCACCTAACTTTATAGTTGGAGACACTATAGTTCTTAGTGCTAGCGAAGACGATGCTAATTTTGAAGATGAAATAGAAGTCAGAATTAAAATAGAATCTGTAATATCAAACACTAGTTTTTCCGTCGTATTACAGTCTGTATCTAGTTTAGTACCTACAGAAACTATAGTTTTTAAAGCTGTACTAGAACAGGAAGAACCTTTGTTTGAGTTTAAGTTTCCTAGATTTGCATATAGATATAAATATGAAGATGGTGAGTATTCATCATTTTCTCCTTTTTCGGAAATAGCTTTTTTACCTGACGAGTTTGATTATAACCCTAAAAAAGGTTATAACTTAGGAATGACTAACAATATAAGAAGTTTAACTGTATCTGGTTTTAAACCATCTGATATACCTTATGATGTAAAAGAAGTTGATTTATTATATAAAGAGTCAAACTCCACAAACGTATATAGTGTTAAAACTTTTGACAGTGATGATGCTGAGTGGACTAGTAATAGTTTTAATATAGAATCAGAGATAATCTATGCTACATTACCTAGTGATCAATTATTAAGACCTTGGGATAATGTGCCTTTAAAAGCTAAAGCACAAGAAATGATAGGTAATAGATTGATATATGGTAACTATACTCAAAACTACAATTTAACAGACTATAACAATAACATTGTAAAACCTAAATTTGACGTTATAATAGAACAACCAACGAATAAATCTGTTGTAGTTAAATCACCTTCTAAATCTATAAAATCACTAAGAACATATCAATTAGGTATAGTTTATAAAGATAAATATGGTAGAGAAACACCCGTTTTAACTGATAACTCAGGTTCTAAAAAAATTGGTAAAAAATCTGCTGATAATTATAACAATATAAATGTGAAACTTACTAACCCAACATATCCATCTTGGGCAACTCATTTTAAATACTATATAAAAGAGCCATCAAACGAGTATTACAATTTAGCTATGGATAGATGGTATAATGCAGAAGATGATAATATTTGGTTAAGTTTTCCTTCTAGTGAAAGAAATAAAGTACAAGAAGATAGGTTTTTAATATTAAAGAAAAAACATGACTCAGATGATTTTGTAAAAGAAGATGCAAAATATAAAGTAATAGCAATATCAAATGAAGCTCCAGATTTCTTAAAAGAATCTAAGAAAAGTAAAGGTATAATGACAACTAACTTTTTAGCATCTGGTTTTCCACAAAAAGAAGGTACTTTTGTAGATATTGGCGCTACTGAATTTGAAGAAAAAACTTTTGGAGCTGGTGAAAACAGTAATCCTGAAATTATATCAAAATCAGATTTATATATAAGATTTAGAGCCGGTGGTAATTTATCTAAATATTATGAGGTTGTTAGCTTTGCTAAGGTTTCAAACCCAGATAGATATAGAATTACTATAAATAAAGTTTTTAAAGAAGATGTTAGCTTTGCTGGAACAGCTGGTTCACCTATATCTGGTTTAAAACTAGAAATAGCACAACAAGTAATGGAAAACAAACCTGAATTTACAGGTAGATTTTTTGTTAAGGTGTATAAAGATCAAACATTACAAAACAATATACTTAGTAAAATCAACCAACAAACAAGTTATGGTATTGTTGCTAAAGAAAAAATGTTTGTAATAAAAAACAAAAGCAATAGTAAAAGTTGGTGGAGAGATGCTAACAAAGGTAATGGTGATGTAAATGCTGGTTGGTTTTTTGATAACAACAATACTTACAACAACCATGATACTGGTGGTGGTAGCTTAGATGCTACAAAAAGAAGAGAAGGTAAGATAATTGGAGGTAAAAATTCTGGTTATGGTATACAAGCTGGTAGAAAAACAATATCAATAGCTTACCATTGGTTTGGAGGTAAAGATAGAGATGGTTGGAGAGCCAAATGGAATCAGTTTCCTAGTGATGATGATGACCAGCAATATAAAGATTTTGTTAACGCGTTAGAAAATGATGGTATGAAGTTTAGGTTAACTGACGACCCAACTAACACCGTTTATGAAATAAAAAAACATTTAAGAACTCATTTAGTTGCTTATGATCAAGCTAGAGTAAAAATAGGTAAGTTTGCTAGTATGAGAGTTATAAGATGGACTTTAGCTTTAGACAAACCTATAAAATGGTCACCAGAAACAAATGTAACAGGTATAATAAATAATAAAAGTAATAGTACTGGTTTTGAGTTTTTAACTCCTTATAACGATGATAAAGAGTTCACTACGGATAATCCAGCTATATGGGAGACAGAGCCATTAGAGGATATAGGTTTAGATTTATACTATGAAGCTAGTAATGCATACCCTATTAATCAACATGGTAACATGCATACTTTAAACTGGCACAACTGTTATTCTTTTGGTAACGGTGTAGAATCAAATAGAATAAGAGATGATTTTAATGCTGTTCAAATAGACAAAGGGCCTAAAGTTTCAACTATATTAGCAGAGCAGTACAAACAAGAGGTAAAAAAGACAGGTTTAATATTTTCAGGTATATTTAACTCTACATCTGGAATAAATAGAACAAATCAATTTATAATAGCTAATCCTATAACTAAAGATTTAAACCCATACTATGGTAGTATACAAAAATTGTATTCTAGAACTAGAGACGGTGATTTAATTACTTTATGTGAAGATAAATCTTTAAAAATATTAGCTGATAAAGACGCTTTATATAACGCTGATGGTAATGCCAATTTAACATCTGTAAACAGAGTTTTAGGCCAAGCAATACCTTATGTAGGAGAGTTTGGTATAAGTAAAAACCCTGAATCTTTTGTTCAATATGGTTTTAGATCTTATTGGGCCGACAAAAACAGAGGTGTTGTTTTAAGATTATCAAACGACGGTTTAGAAGAAATATCTAATAAAGGTATGTCAGATTTTTTTAGTGATAACCTAGCCACGGCAACAAGTGTTGTTGGTAGCTATGATGATGACAAAGGTTTATATCATATAACTTTAAACAACAATACAATTAGCTATAAAGAAAACGTTAGAGGTTGGACCACTAGATGTTCTTTTATACAAGAAAGTGGTGTAAGTTTAAACAATAAGTTTTACACATTTAAAGATGGTAACTTATGGGTTCATTACTCAAATGATTTAAGGAATAATTTTTATGGTGTTCAATATAACTCTACTATAAAGTTATTAATAAACGATGCTCCAAGTTCTGTTAAATCTTTTACAGCTCTAAACTACGAAGGTTCACAAGCTGTACAATATACTTATGATATAGACCCTAATGATGGACAAACTGATTCACAAGTAAAAACAAAAAACGGTTGGTTTGTTAATAGTATTACTACAGACCAACAAACTGGTTCTATAAAAGAATTTAAAAACAAAGAAGGTAAATGGTTCAACTATATAAAAGGAGAAGCTACAACGTTATCTAATTTAGATACAAAAGAGTTTTCTGTACAAGGCATAGGTAATCCTTCTGTTGTTGGATCATTAGTGCCACAATATGTAATAACGGTTTCAGACACTGGAGATCAAGATTAAAATATAAAAAATGCCAAATAACTATACAGTATCATCACTTGAAACACCTACAGGAATAATAGAGACACCAGGAGATAACGTTAGCAACTCAACGCCTACGTATATACTAACCTTAACACCTAATCCAGGATATTCTATAACTCATAGTAATTTTTCAGCTAGTTCATTACCAAGTGAAATAAGTAGTGTTACGTTTGCTCAAAATGGAGAGCTTGTTATAGCTACTGCAAATTTTGCAACAAACTTTATAATGCCAGCTAATAATGTAAATTTACTAATAGATATTGATGGTTCTGCACAATTAAAAAATTATACAATAGCAGGTGTGTATAGCACGACAGAAACAAACACAACTAGTAGTAGCGTTAGTAATGTTGCTTATAGTAATAGTGGAAATTATACAACTTCAGAATTAATGTTTACTAAAACTTTTACAGCAAGCTCTGCTACTGGAACTGGTTTTAGTGGTTATTACTTTGAGCAAGAGCCTTACATAAATTTTAGTAGTATGGATCTTTTTGGTGAAACAAGTAATTATACTGTTACAACATCAAAAACATATTCTTCAGGAAAACTTACGTCTAAAACTTTTAATATATCTTATACTTATCCTGCTAAAAACGTATCAGGTGACTCTATATCTTTTATAGCTAAGGCTGTAAAAATATACACTGAACCTTTAGAAATAAAAAGTTACAGTATAGTTAAAAATAACTTAAGCAAGTTTGGTGAAACTAGAGCATTAAGAGTATATGGTGCGCCTGGTTCTAAATTTGATTTAACAATAACAAAAACAAGTGGAGATACATATGACTTTACATCAGATACTTTTACATCGTCTTCTACATTAGATGATGATAGAACAATACCCGATGTTGGTTATTATGATTATGATATAATATTCCCTGGTGGTTTAGCTGCTGATAACTCAATAGAACAAGATACAAATTATACTTTTGTTATAGCAGCAGGCACAAACACAGCTTTAAGTTTGCAGTCTCCGTTACAGTCTACGTTTGATATAAAACAATTACTAGACAAATCAATTACTATAAGCGTTTCTGATAGTGGAAGCACAGGGTATACTATATCACCTTTTGCCCCTATAACAGGTTCTGTTGGAGAACAAGATCCGGTTTTAGAATTTAATAATACATTTACAATTTCTTATAGCAGCGCTATAACTATAACATCTCAACCAACTATTAGTGATCTTATTTCAACTCCTTCTGATCCAGGTGATACTGATGTTGCTTTTTCAGATATAAACTTAGCTCAAGGTGCTACAAACACAGTAAACTTAACTATACCTAAAAGTTATATTTATGAAATAGGAGAAAGCAATGTAGCTTATAATTTAGATATAGCTAGTTTCATAAGTGTAGCTACAAATACGCAACCAGTTGCAACCGCTCAAACTATATCAGCTACTAGTGCTGTAGGTAAAAGTTTAACACTTGCTGGTACAGATGCAGAAAACTCACCACTTACTTTTGCTATAGCTAGTAATCCAACTAACGGTACGTTAAGCAACTTTAATTCAAACAATGGTTTTGTAGTATATACATCTAACTCTGGTTACACAGGATCTGATTCGTTTACATTTACTGTTAACGATGGTGCTTTAACAAGTACAGCTGCCACGGTAACGTTAAACGTCGCCGCACAAGCAATAGCTCCAACATCTACAGAAACTTTCTCATGGAGAGAAGGTTCTGACCCATATACAACAACTATAGGGGTTTGGTCTGGTTCAACCACGTATACTAACTTAACAGCTGGTAGTAATACGGTAACGATACTTGTTGAAGGTTGGTCATTAGATAGTATACACGGAGGTTATCCAAACTATGTTGATGGTTTTGAAGATTTTGATGTTATCTATGAGTTTAAATATGGTAATACATTATTAAACTCTGGTGTTTTATTTATAAACCAATCAACTTCTAATGTTGGACCTTATGGTGCTGATTTAGATTTTGATTCAAGAAATATATCTATACCAGGTAGTCACAATGGTGGTAGCGGATTAATATCTGGTGGAGCTTATACATTAGATGTTAAATTAACATACAATAATAATTAATTATGCCTTCATTAACATTAACATTTGCAAATAAAATAAACGACTCATTACAAGTTGGAGACACTTTGTATTATACTAATAATGGTACTGATGTTATTGAAATGGGTGTAGTTACATCACCTTTGTCGACAACACAAATACAATTAACGGTTGCTACAACTTTAGTTCTACCTACAACTAATAGTTTTATATTGTTTAGTAAAGACAATAAAGCTAACTTGTCTAGTTTAGTAGGTTATTTTGCAGAAGTAGAATTAACAAACGATTCTACATCAGCAGCAGAACTGTTTACGGTTAGTGCAGAGATGGTAGAAAGTAGTAAATAACACGAAAAAAGTGTAATAATATAATAATAAACAACACATTATGGATCCAATATCAATGGGTGTAAGTGCGTTAGGATCTATTGCCGGTGGAATGATAGGAAGCGGCAAGCGAAAAAGAGAGCAAAGACAAGCTCAAGCTGAGTTTGATAGAAACAAAGCTAGATATGAATCTCTTGATACATCTAACCAGTACACTAATTTAGAAAACACATACGAAGACTTAACAGTAAACACTCAGGCTGCTGATTTTGCAGCTCAAAAACAACAACAAGTATTAGCAAATACTATGAGTGGTATGCAAGGTGCTGCTGGTGGTGGTGGTGTTGCTGCTTTAGCACAAGCTATGGCTAATCAACAGTCTGCTAATATGCAAGCTGCATCAGCTGATATAGCTAGACAAGAATCTAGTAATCAAGCCGCACAAGCTCAAATGGCTGGTAATTTACAAATGGCTGAAAGAATGGGTGCTGAAAAATCTAGAGCTGCTGAATTAGATAAAACAGAAACGTTGTTAGGTATGTCACAACAAAGACTTGGTGCCGCAAATGCAGCTAGACAAGCTGCAACACAAAGCATAATAGGTGGTGTTACAGGATTAGCAACTTTAGGCGCTCAAAGTAGTGAAGGTGTTCAAGATTTGTTTAGTAACATGAACCTAAGCTAATAATATAATTATGGGAAATCAATCATTAATAAAAGGTGCTGCGCTTGCTGCTCCAAAATTCAACGATATAGGGGCTGTAGCAAAACAAGCAGTTTCAGGTATTAGCGAATATTATTTAGCTAGAGCCGCAGAAAAAAGACAAGAAGAAAGGTTACAAAAAGCTAAAGTAGAAACATACTTAAATGCTATGCCTGCCGGTATAGAGCTTAGTAAAATACCACCTGCTCAACAAGAAAATGTAGCTAATTGGAGTAAACAAATGAAGTTTCAATATGCTGAAGCCGCTAGAGTTTTACCAACATTAGAAGCAGGATCAGAAGCTTATGTTGAAACAATGAGCAAAATGACTAATATAAAAAATGCTTTTGTTAATTTAAACAACAATTTAGAAACTTTTAAAGCTAATAAAACAGAATATTTAAAAAGTAGTTCTTCAGGAGCTTTATCTAAAGGTAACAACTCTAAACAAGGTAATATATTAGCTAATATTTACACGGATGAGTCAGATATGATTTTTGATGCAAATGGTAATATGGCTTTTCAATCTGGTGATCAAGTTTTAAATATCAACGATATTCCTGATTATTTTAATAAAGATTTTAAGAGTGCTGATGCACTTATAAACATAAACTCAGATATATATAACGCTGGTCAAAAGTTAGATCCTACTATGTCTAACATGTATAGACAGAAAATATTAAATATGATAAGACAAGGTGGTAGAGAAACTACATTATCACTAGCTACAGATGATTTAATACAAGAAGGTGGTTTAGGTATTGTAGATGAAGATTTATTATATAACCCTGAAAGACAAGAAGAATTAGAGCAAGTAGTTGTAGATAATTACATGAACATATTAAATAGCTCAGCTAACTCTGGATATGCTAAAAAACAAGCAGCTATTAAAAAATCTCAAGCATCTAGTAGCCCTACAGCTTACAAGTATGGTCAATCAACTAGAGATGATTTACAAATATACTCTAGCCCTGCTAAA